GCGCGTGAAATCAGAAAAGAATGGAAAAGGAATTTCTACCGAAACCATATACAACAAAGATCATTATCAGCTGACACACCTTCTGGAAAAGGGACATGTCATCAGGAACGGAACAGGCCGGACATTTGGCAGGACATCCGGACTTGAACACATTGGCCCGGTCGAAGAGGAATCGATATCAGCGTTTGAGAAAGCTTTTGAGGAGGTGATGAAATGACACTGGAAGAACTGAATACACTTCTGAATACTGCCTCACTCCCCGTGGCATTCGATCATTTCAAAGAACCGCAGAGGCTTCCTTACATCGTTTATATCGTTGCCGGAAACGATACGGAGGCGGCTGACAATGTAGCCTGGAGCGTTGAACAGCGCGTTCAGGTCGAACTGTATTCAGATAATAAAGACCAGGCACTTGAAGAAACCGTTGAGAACATTCTCGGCGGATTTTATTTCGAAAAGGACGAAGGTTATCTGACAGACGACGAGATGTATATGGTGACTTACACATTTTCACTTGTATAGGGAGAATAGGATATGAACAAAAGAATCAAATACGGCATTTCAAAATGCTACTATGCTCCGATCACTGCGGAGACTGATTCTGCAGTGACATACGGCGCACCGGTTGCACTCCCTGGAGCAGTTGCTCTTGTTATGGATCCACAGAACGAGTCTATCGAAGAATACGCTGATAACGTTACTTGGTACTATGACGAAGAAAATAATGGATACACTGGCTCTCTGGAAGTTGAAGATCTTCCGGAATCCTTCTATACAGATATCCTCGGATATGAAAAGAAGAACAATGGTCTTCTGGTAGAGAAGGCAAATGCCCAGAAAAAGATGTTTGCGCTGCTGTTCCAGTTCGAGATCAAAGGCGATTCCGGTGAAACACCGGCAACCGGCAAGCGCGGAGTCATGTACAGATGCTCTGCCGGTCGTCCGTCTTCAACAGGCAACACCAAAACTAATACGTTCGCTCCCCAGCACGATACAGTTGCACTGAGAGCGATGCCGAGAATTCACGATTCACTGGTAAAGGCGTCCTGTGAGTCCACAGGCTCCGCTTATGCTACCTGGTTCGACGCGGTAAGCGAACCGGCAGCCTAAAAAAGAATAGGAGAGACAAATGGAGAGAACGATCGAAGTTGGAAATAAACCAGTACGCTTCAGGGCGAATGCCGGAACAGTGCTGAGGTATAAAGCGTGGCTCGGAAGAGACCTTCTGCTGGACGCTCAGCGCATTCAGAAAGCCTTTGAATCAGAGGAAGAGATCTCGTCAGATCTTCTGCTGATCGCTTTCGGAATGGCGTACACAATGGCGAGACAGGCAGACAATCAGATCCCGAAGGATATGATGGAATGGCTGGATGAATTCGATACGTTCCCGGTCTCAGAAGTCACTCCGGCGATCCTGACTCTGTGGGGCGAATCCATCGGAGTCAATGTTGAAGAAAAAAAAGTGGAAGGCTGACGGAAAGACCGCTGACGTCAGCCTTATTTTTACTAAGGTGTCTTCAGGTCGGACTGAGCCTGCAGGATCTTGATTATATAGATTTTGGCACGGCACTGGAGATCATGATTGAGCACGGTAACGATGATTATGACTGGCCTGTTTTGGCGACTGAAGAAGACATAGCGGCATGGTAACAGGAGGATGCTCTGATGGCGAATAAAAAGATTAGAGGAATCACCATTGAACTTGGAGCAGATACCTCGAAATTTTCAACAGAACTTGGAAATGTAAACAAGTCCATCGGCGATACACAGAAGCAGCTGAAGGATGTAGATAAATTACTGAAGCTCGATCCGAAGAACACGGAACTTCTGACTCAGAAACAGAAGCTTTTGGGGACGGAGATTGGGCAGACAAAATCAAAACTTGAGATCCTGAAGGAAGAGCAGAAGAAGCTCGACGACACGATCAAGAGTGGCGGACAGGTTGATCAGGCGACTTATGACGCTCTCCAACGCGAGATCATCGACACGGACCTTAAACTGCAGGATCTTCAGAAGACAGCGAAGAATCTGAAGATCCCGTCAGAGTTCCAGAAGTCTATGGGAGAGATCTCTGAGAAAACTGGAATGCTTGCTGAGAAGACGAAAGGCTTGTCAACAGCTGCTGGAGTTGCTGCCGGGAGCATGATTGCCATGGCAACGAAAGCAGCGGCATCGGCGGACGATCTGCTGACTCTGTCAAATGTCACAGGCTTTACGGTTGAAGAATTGCAGAAGATGCAATATGCGGCGCCATTCATCGATGTATCGATGGAGACGATGACCGGATCGGTCCAGAAGTTAACGAAGAACATGGCTTCCGGATCTGAAGTTTTTGACAAGCTTGGAATCAGCATCACGAACACTGACGGAAGCATGAGAAGTGCTACAGAAGTGTGGTATGACTCGCTTGCGGCGCTGTCACAGGTTGCAAATGAGACAGAGCGTGACCAACTTGCCATGGAGCTGTTCGGTAAATCCGCCATGGAAATGGCAGGTATTGTCGATGACGGCGGTGAAGCGCTGAAACAGCTCGGAGCTGACGCAGAGGCGACAGGTAACATTCTTTCCCAGGATGCCGTGGAAGATGCAGTCAAGTTCAATGATCAAATGGATGAATTAAAAGGCAAAGCCACCCAGGCTTTTTTCTCTGCCGGCGCGGCGCTTGCCGATGAGCTTCTTCCGATGCTGGAGAAGCTGATCGATGTGGTCGTCAATGTTCTGAGCTGGTTTGGCAATCTTGACGGAACAACGCAGACATTCATTCTGACAGTTCTCGGTCTTGTGGCTGCCATTTCTCCCATTCTGGGACTGGTGAGTACACTGACAGGACTGGCGGCAGGGTTGAATGTTGCCATGTTGCCGATGATCGGAACGATCGCAGGAATCGTCGCGGCCATTGCCGCTGCAGTTGCGATCGGAGTCGCTCTGTATAAGAACTGGGACACGATCAAACAGAAAGCAGGCGAGCTTGCCGAAAAGATTGGAAATATCTTTAATAAGATCAAAGACACAGTCACAGAGAAGATCAATGCGGCGCGTGATGCGGTAAAAACTGCCATCGACAAGATCAAGGGCTTCTTCAATTTCAAATGGGAATTCCCGAAATTGAAGATGCCTCACTTCAAGGTGGAAGGCTCAGCGAATCCTCTGAAGTGGCTCAGTGAAGGAGTGCCGAAGCTGAAAGTCGACTGGTATGCCAGGGCGATGAATAATCCGATGCTTCTGAGAGGCGCTCAGATCTTCGGAGAAATGAACGGCAAGCTGCTCGGTGGTGGAGAGCGTGGCAATGAGGTCATCATGTCAGAGGATCGCTTCAATAAGATGGGCGGAAATACCTTCAATATCAACATGACTGTCAATGCGGCTCCGGATACTGATGTCAGAGAGCTTGCAGACAGAGTCTCTGATCAGATCGTTGTCAAGATCACACGCGGAAAGGAGGCGGCATTTGTATGATTTATGATTTAGTCATCAATGGAACATCATTGGCTCAGTATGGCGTGATGTTCGACGCCTCCGCAAGCATGGTCAAACCAGTGCGGAAAACAAGACAGTATTCGATCCCTGGCAGAAACGGAATGATCACAGAAGACGATGGAGACATCTTCGAGAATGTGATCATTCCTTACCACGGATTCATCAGAAGCGGATTCAAGGCGAATTTCTCGGATCTTGCCGCATTTCTGCATCATCTTTCCGGATATAACAGAATCGAATGCGGATTTGATGCAGATCACTTCCGACTCGGAACAGTCATCACCGGCATTGATCCGGCGGTGAACTCATTCATCCGGACCGGATCGCTTGATCTGAAGTTTGACTGTATGCCTCAGCGCTTCCTGAAAAGCGGCGAAACATCACAGACTTTCTCGGCTGATGGAACAATTACAAATCCGACGCTGTATGCATCAGAGCCGCTGATCCGGATCTATGGTTCCGGCTCTGTTACGATCGGAGAATACACGATCACCACATCCGGATCTGAAGCGTATACGGATATTGATTGCCACTTGATGGAGTGCTACAACGGATCAACACGGCTGAATGAATATGTTCAGTTCTCGACATGGGATTATCCAAAGCTGAAATCCGGATCTAACGGCATCGACCTCGGCTCTGGCATTACCAAGGTCGAAATCACACCGAGGTGGTGGTCGATATGATCCCCATTCTTTACGAAAGCACAGAAACAGCCTTCCAGTCTCAAGGCCTCGGAAGGCTGACTGACTGTATCTCATGCATCGTCACTGAAGAATTGAATGGTGTCTATGAGTGTGAATTTACTTATCCTGTTAACGGCCCGAGATTCAATGACCTGGTCGACGGCAGGATCGTGTTCGTTCCTCACGATGACACGAAGATTCCGCAGCCATTCGAAATTTATAGAAGATCAGCTCCGCTTGACGGAGCTGTTACTTTCTACTGTCAGCACATCTCATACAGACTGAATAACATCGTCCTGAGACCGTTTACGGCAGGGAGCTGTGTTCAGACCATCGCATCACTGGTGAGCAATAGCCTTTCGGCAAATCCTTTCACCTTCTGGACAGACAAGCAGGTCTCCAGCGGATTCAATCTGACGCACCCGGCAACGGTTCGGAGCGTTCTCGGAGGCATGGCAGGCTCCATTCTGGATGTCTATGGCAAAGGTGAGTATGAGTTCGACAAGTTTACTGTCAAGCTCCATGTCAACCGAGGTGAGGATAGAGGCGAGATCCGGTACGGAAAGAATCTGATCAGTCTGAATCAGGAAGTTGATTCCACCGGTTCATATAACGCAGTGGTACCTTACTGGACAGATGTGTATGGCGAAGAAACAGTCATGCTGGATGATCCGATCCTGATCCTGAGCGGAGACACAGTCGAGAAATGTGTTCCGCTGGATCTCTCTGAAGAGTTTCAGGAACCGCCGACACAGGATCAGCTGAGGACAGCGGCGATTACCGCGGCATCCGACAATCCATGGGTACTCAAGGAAACATTGACAATCAACTTCGCGCAGCTGTGGCAGAGTCCTGAATACGCTCGTTTTGCTTCGCTGGAGCGCGTTCGTCTTGCAGACAGAGTGCGAATCATCTATGAGAAGCTCGGCATCACGGCGCGAGCAAAAGTGGTCAAGACGGTCTATGACGCTCTTCTCGAGCGATTCGTTTCAATGGAGTTGGGAGAAAAGAGTACATCACTCTCCCAAGCTATCCAGCAGAGCGTTGAGGAAAGAGTCTATCAGAACGTTCCTACCAAGTCGTACATCGGACAGGCTCTCGATCAGCAGACACAGCTGTTAAAGGGCGGAAGAGGCGGATACAAAGTAGAGATCACCGACGCTGATGGAAGGCCGCAGGAAACTCTTTATTTGGATTCTCCGAGTCTTGAAGATGCGGTGAATGTTCTCAGAATCAATAAGAACGGAATCGGATTTTCCCACTCTGGGTATGATCCGGAAGCTTTCGTTTCAGCCTGGACGATTGACGGACACTTCAGTGCTGATTTCATTGATGTCGGCACGCTGAATGCGAATCTGCTGAAAGCCGGTATCATTCAGAGCAACAGTGGAGGATCATACTGGAATCTAGACACCGGAGAAGTGTATATCGAGTTATATTCAAGGCTCGATTCAGATTTCAGATCCAATTTCCATATAGATCCGGATACCGGTTCGATCAGAATCGGAAACAATCATTCTGCGATCTTCTCATACTTTGACAACGATGAGCTGTACTTCAGCGATGGATCCACGAAATATGCATGGATCGCTGCAGACGGATTCGGTACATCCGAACTGTCTGTCGGCTCTCCTACGCTCGTGAATAACAGGTGGAGGATCGCTGCATCATCTGACGGATCGAGACTCACATTCACAAGGAGGACAAGCTGATGGCATCAAATAGTACAGTAGTCTCCCGAAGTGGATACACAAATAATGATTTTGACCTGATCGTATCGGCTGTGGAGAACAGCACGAACACATCAGCGAATACATCAAATATCACAGTCAAGGCTCAGCTTCATTCTCGCACCAGCGTGACAGCGTGGTCGGTCGGGAATCCCTATCCGACACTCGCAATCTTCTGGGCAGGAACTCAGCGAGCTATAATCAATGTTCCCTCAATCGGTGCCGGAACAACAGTGGAAGCAACAGCCACTTTCGATGTGGCACATAACAGCAACGGAACCGGCAGCGGAACAGCAAGAGCGGTCTTCACAAAGAATAACAGTGCTTCAGCCGTTCCGGGGAGCGGAGAAGTCAGTGTCAGCCTGACACTCACAACGATTCCCAGAGCCGCCACAGTGACTGCAGCACACCAGTCGATCATCATTGATGCGTCACTGGGGACAGCCAACACAATGACATTCACCGGCATTTCCGGAATGACATACAAACCTTCCGCGAAGATCGGCAGCACAACGATCAAGACATGGAGCGACATTACCGGAGCAGGATCTAAGTCATTCACCCTCACGGATTCCGAGATCCTGTCGAAATTGTCTTCAAAGACCGGAACGGTCACAGTCACTCTCGATACATATTCCGGAAGCACGAAGATTGGTTCAAGCTCAACATCGTTCGCTGTCACGATCGACAACTCAAGCGTACATCCGACAGTGGCAATCAGCTCCGTGGCAGTCACGAACGGATACAGTGGCAGAGCATACGCAGGAAGATCTTATCTGACGGTCAACACATCTGTAACGGCTGCGAGCGGAGCCTCGGCAGTGACCACAACAGTCACGGTTTCCTCAACCGGTCCATCGGTCACGATGAGGGAAAGATCTTCCTCAGAAGCCACAGCGGCATTTCGCACGGCAACAGTGGGAGCATCCTCAAGCAATTACACGCTGACCTTCACGGTCACGGCTACGGACTCCAGAGGAGCCACAGACACGAAAACAAGAACCGTCACGGTTTACGGATGGACAGCTCCGTCCGCTTCGATTGACAGCGGATACAGAACAGCTGACGACACATCCACATCCCAGGATGCTGGCGGTCCTTATGTTTACTTTGAATTCTCAGGAACGAAGTTCAGTTCCGGAGGAACGGTCACAGGTGAGTACCGAATCGGGACAGGCTCATGGCAGTCTGTGTCGTCCGGATCTCATCTTGCCGTTCCGATTGACAGCACAGCCACTCTGAGAGTGACGGTAACGGACGCGATCGGGGTTTCCTCGATCAAAACGAAAGAAATCTCCACAGCTCTGCTGCCGCTGGATCTTTATTCCAACAGTACAGGAACACTTGTTGGAGCAGGCATTGGAGCGGCTGCGCAGAGCAACAGATTCAATATCGGTCTGCCGACATTCTCCACAAAGAACATCATCCTGGGAGAGTCAAAGACCGGATGGAGTGATGCAAATGCCGGATTGTATCTCGGCACTGACGGTACGATACACCTGACTCATGAAACATCCGGATCTTACATCGGATTCCACTATCAGAAATCCACTGCTGCCACTTCATTTATTGAGGAAATCGTGAGCGGAGCCTTGGAACTGGGCGTAACCGATGGCGTTTATGTCGGCAAGAGCGCTCTGTCTGATGGTGAGAGCGGTGTGGTGCTTGGAAAAACAGGAAACATTTATTCCTACGCAAATGCCGCAGGATATCCGACGCTGATTTTCAGAAGAAAAACAGATAACTCTAACATCGCCTATGTGCAGGTAAGCGAGGCGGCAAATACGCTGACTCTTGTGGCTTCTGGAGGTGTGACGGTTAACAATGATTTCAACGCTAAAGGTGCTTTGAATCGAAACGGCAAGCCGGTAGCGTTCAGCGATACGACCAATACAATTCACTTCAAGTGGGTGAGCGGAACAGGCTTGGAAGTTTATGTTGACACCACGAAGGTGGCAACGATTTAGGAGGGAACATGGGAATAACAGTCAGAATCAAAGATCTTGAAGAAAAAATCGATGCTGCGTGCGTAGCTTCTCAGCTCCCTCCGGCAGTCCTGAGGCTTGTCCTGAAGGAAAAACTGAATGCCATGGTGCAGATCGAAGCACAGGCTTATATGCATGAAATGAACGAAACCAAGGAAGAAACAGTGGAACCGCCAGCGGTCACTGAAGAACTTCAGGAGGTGCAGGATGCCGGAGAATAGAGGCAAAACAGTATTAGCATCATTCACAGGTCATAACAGATCTGTACAGACAAAACCGATCGTTCAGTACGATTATGGGCAGATTCTTAAGATCATCGGTCTTGATCTGCCTTTTGCTTTTGAGTGCCATTTTGTGGCACCTGGTGCGAGAGAGTCGGTCACTCAGATCGGAGGCACAGACGAAGACGGAACAGGTACAGTAACGATCCCGGATGATCATCTTCTCAAATCCGGCACGGTGAAGGCGTATATTTTCCTTCACGAAGGTGATGATGATGGCGAGACAGAGTACACGATCAGTATCGGAGTCCTGAACAGACCTCAGCCGTCAGATCTGGAACCGACACCGGTCCAGCAGGATGCAATCACGCAGGCCATCGCGGCGCTGGACAATGCAGTGGATGTCACCACCGAGAAAGCGCAGGTCGCAACAGATCAGGCTCAGATTGCAATCGATCAGGCGAGCGATGCAAGCACCTTTGCTGCTAACGCAAGGGAATCGGAGCTTAATGCGAAAGCATCAGAAGAGGCGGCTGCAGCATCTGAGTCTGTTTCCCTGATCAACGCTCAGGCAGCGGCAGTCAGTGCCAGCGCTGCAGCAGAATCAGAGTCTACCGCCGAGGAGTATGCAGACAGAGCAGAACAGGCTGCAGCACTCAGCGGTTACTTACATTTCGAAATCATCAATGGTCATTTGATGATGGATCGTACACCGAATGTCAACGTAGATTTCTATCAGCAGGATGGACACTTGTTCGTGACTGATTAGGAGGACAGATGAAAGATTTAGGTATTTCTACGGCTTATGGCTATGCCAAGTCAAAAGGCTACACAGGAACAGAAGAAGAATTTGCGGAGCTGATGGCGAGTTATGCCACAGTTGCCCAGGATGCAGGAGCAAGCGCCGAAGCAGCTGCTGCGTCAGCTCTGGCGGCAGCCGGATCAGAAGCAACAGCAACGGCAAAAGCATCAGAAGCGCTGACCAGTGCTACGAATGCGGCACAGAGTGAATCAACAGCCTCAAGCGCTGCCCAGACGGCGACAACGAAAGCATCGGAAGCAAGTACTTCCGCATCAACGGCATCCACGGCCGCAAGCACAGCAACCTCTAAGGCTTCGGAGGCTTCCACCAGTGCGTCAACAGCCACCAGTGCGAAGACTGATGCAGTGGCGGCGAAGAACGCGGCTCAGGTGGCTCAGACAGCTTCAGAAACAGCACAGAGTGCGGCGGAAACAGCCGCGTCCAGTGTGTCAGGATCTGCCGCTCAGATCGATACGAATAAGAATGATATTACTGACTTAAAAAACGCTTTAACAGACACGGTGTTTATCGCTGGCGGTGGCAACACATTCAAAAGCCAGACATTTGACAAAGTTGTTGCAGGACGTACATATCGTGCGCGTGTTATTTCGTGGGATATTTCCGGCGTTACCGTTACTGGCGGATATACTAAGTTTCAACTTAAATATGTTGATGGAAACACACAAATAACACTTGCTGATGTGTTTATCAGCGGAACAATCGCAGATTATTATGAATTTACAATTCCAAGCGAAGCGAGTAACCCTTCTTTTTCAATTGGCGGTCGAGTCACGAACGGCATGACCGCTGTTGTAAAAATTGAAGATTATACGGCGCTTAAATTTAAAACAGATACAGAGGCAATAATCAACTGCGAAGCCATTGAGTACAACACAAGTGGAAAAACATACAATTTAAGTGGCACGACTGCACCAATGAGCGGCGGCATGCCTTCCCCTAATATTGCTGATCCGAATTTTAAAAGCGGATTTATTGCGTGTTCTGCTGGCGATGTCTTCACGCTTAATTTGACTGGTGGTACTCTCGCAAGAGCATATGCATTTATACAGGCTGACGGAACGATCATAGAAAAATCTGACACTTCCGCAGTGATTAACAATGTAATTTTCACAGCGCCGGAAAATTCTGCGTTTTTGATTATTCAGACATCCGGTGGTAAGACATGTTTTAAGGGAACGACAATCACACATCAATTTGAACAACTGAACATTGAACAATCAAACGCAGATAATTTCCGCAACCTTATCACGGACGGATATTTTACACAGCAAACCGACACAGGGTATGCAATTAAGAATAACATGAATGTTGGCACTGTGGTTGACCTTACGCCAGTGGCGTCCGAGAATATGGCTTCACTCGTTGTGAATACAGTGACTAAAGGCATGAAATTCCGTATATTCGGATCGGGTACATACAACTATATTCTGTGGGCGTGGCTTGATAAAAATAACAAACTTATTAGCAAGGCGAACACATGGGCAAGCAGTGGGGCGAGCGGTGTTGTAATTGAAGCACCACAAAATGCATTTAAACTTGTTTGCTCTTCTAATGCCGGATATCAGTACGGCTTTAATGTTCAGTATCTTGGTGCAACTGATTTCCTTGCAGAAAAAATGGACAGCATCGGAGATAATACCGAACTGGTCGAGCCGAATATGAAACAGTTTGCGGATTTTTCGTTTTCGTTCTTCTCTGATATTCACGGCGGTGATACTAATTTTCAGCACATTATTCAGCATGCAGAAGATAACAATCTTGATGTGATTATAAATGGCGGTGATACTGCATTGAGGTATTTGGACGATCCCGACAATTCCATCGACTGGTATGCAACAGATGTAAACACAAGTACAGTTGATATTTTGTCGGCCGTTGGAAACCATGATGTATGGACTGGTGCATACTGGACAAAAGCAAGTGCAACAGACATTTACAACACATTCATAAAGCCACTCGTCACAAAATTCAGCGGTATTGTTCAGCCTTCTTCAGCGGAAGCAAACGGTCTGTGTTACTACTACAAAGATTATGGTGCGGTACGGGTGATTATTCTGAACGCTATGTCCGGCAGTACATCGGTTGATTTTTGGGATACGGAACAGGCAACATGGTTTGAAAATGTTCTTGCTGATGCTAAAACAAATAGCAAACACGTTATCGTGTGTAACCATTCACCGTTCCCGAAAAACATCGCACTGCGTGATGAAAAATCAGATTGGAACTCATGGATTGATTACAGAACATATTCGGGTAGTGACGGAATTGTTATGAAGACAGAAGCACTGGACATGATTAAAGCCTTCGTAAATGGTGGCGGTAAGTTAATCTGTCTGCTGACAGGTCATGAACATGTTGACAGCATTCTTACTGCGACAGGGTACGAAGGTCAGTTTATGTTCAACACAGCAAGTGCAAAGTATGCGAACCATCCGGACGGACTGTTTTATTCAAGCGAGGATTCAAAATATTACGACTGTTTCAATTATTGCACTGTAGACACAACTCACACCATTTTGAAAGTTTGGCGTGTAGGATGGTGCATGGATGCATCCATGAAAAAGCGTGAATTGTTCAGTTATAACTACAGCACAAACGAAATTTTGCATGAATAAAGGGAACTTTAAGTAAGTCAGTTAAGTGATCTATGTGTTATACTTTATAAGTAATAAGTTTTTTCATTTTTGCTTGAGGCTTGGCTGGAAACAAGCCTCATCTTATATTGTGAATAATGCCCACGGAGTCGCTGAGGGGCGTGACCGTGAAAGCTCGCCAAGGGAGTGAGAAAGGCATAGTCTGAAGCAAAGTTGTGAAAATCAAACGGTTCACCTACTGAGCCAGCGTGACAGTCGCTATTTTGCAAATTACAAGCAAGTTAAATTTGCAATTATAAACAGATTTTCTGTTGTTAACTGCTGAGTTTTGCAAATAATATGCCGATTTGCAAGATTAAAAACGGAATTTTGCAAGTTACAGGCAAATTAAAAAGGGAGATCAATCGTCTCCCTTTTCTGCTTGTGCGATGATTCGGTCAACGGTCTTGAGCAGTTCTGCATACATCGTTGTACCTAGCTTCTCACAAGCTGTGCGAAAGCGTTCCTTCTTCTGCTTGGACATCCGGCAGCTGACATTTACCATGTTTGCCTTATCCCACTTCACGTTGGTTCGCTTCCTGGCATCGGTATATTCCATTTTTACCTCCGCAGTGATTGTACCAAAGAAATGTACTATTGACTAGTGTAAATAATCGTGTACTATGTAATAGTACATAGGAGGTATTTACATGTCAGTAGTAGCAAAGAAGAATCTTGTTCATGATGTCGAAGAAGACATCGGTGAGTTTCTTACGGTAGTGCAGACAAGGAAGGTTAAGAGTTCCCTTGAAGCACACCTGGATGAGTATGAAGTAGAGCCTGTCAAAGTCACTGACATCTCCATGGATCTTATTCAGAGATTCATAAATGCGAAGTCAGCAGATGGAAGAGCAGAAAGTACACTCAAACAGTACGGATACACGCTTGAGAAAATCATCAAAAGCATCGGTGTACCTATTGAGAAGATCACAACTGACGATTTGAGAGCGTACATCCGTGAGGAAAAGAATCGTGGGATGTCAGATGGGTATGTAGAAGGAATGAGGAACGTTCTGTCATCATTCTTCGGCTGGTTATGGAGAGAAAACCTCATCAAGACAAATCCATGCGGAAACCTGAGTGCAATGAAGTGCGAGCAGAAGATGAAATACACATACTCTTCTGTGGAACTGGAAAAGCTGAAGAACGGATGCACAAACGTGCGTGACAAAGCCCTGGTGCTGTTTATGTGGGCAACAGGAGCAAGAGTTGCAGAGGTATGTACTCTGAACAGATCGGACATCGATTTTCAGAACATGCAGTGTACCGTTTACGGCAAAGGAAGAAAAGAACGGACAGTGTACATGAACGATGTCGCTGCTGAAGCGCTGAAGGAATACCTTGCCACAAGAAAAGATTCGTATGAAGCGCTATTCGTTCCACGCAAGAGGAATGGATATTACGAACGTAGGCTTGAGCCGCATGGAGTGCGGTACTTCCTCACAGAACTGTCAAAACGGACAGGAGTTCCAAACGTACATCCTCACAGATTCAGGAGGTCATTGGCAACACATCTCATAGACCTGGGCATGCCGATTCAAGAAGTTGCTATGATTCTCGGCCACGAAAACATCAACACAACAATGAAGTACTACTGCATCGACAAAGAGAACGTAAAGAATTCATACAGAAGATACATGTAAGGGCAGAGCGATCTGCTCTTTTAAATTAAAGAAACAAACGTTCACAGGCGAAAAACCGGAAAGGAAGTTGAGGGATGAAAGAGTTTATTCAAAGGACCGTATGCCCAGACGCGACAAACGCAGCGTATGTAAAAACAACATACGGAGGAAAAAACCACTGCATTCTTGGAAACGAGGACGGAAGAACATATAAAGGCTCCGTTCTCCCTAACTGTACTGGCTATGTTCACGGCAGATCAATTGAAGTGAATGGAACTGACGAAAATCTGTGCTTGGGTAACGCTGAAAACTACTGGAATTACAAAGATGGTCTTGAGCGCGGTCAATATCCAAGAGCAGGCGCAATTGCCGTTTGGCGGAAAGGCAAGGCTGGCAATGCCAAGGATGGCGCAGGACATGTCGAATTTGTAGAAACGTGCAATTCCCACGGTGATTTTACAAGCACTGGGAGCGCATGGAGTGGAACAAAGGAAAATGGGCGGTACTGGAGAAGAAGAACATTCAAACGTGTGAATGGAACGTATGCGCTTGGTGTGAATTATTATTTTCTCGGATTCATCTACACTACAACATTTAATCCGATCCCCATTGTTCAGCAGGCCGTTTACAGGTTATATAACCCGAATGGTGATCAGCATGTTTTCACGCTCAACCACGGTGAAGCGACAAGCCTGGCAAGAGCAGGATGGACCTATGAAGGCGTGGGCTGGAAAACGCCGAAAACAGGAACGCCTGTTTACAGACTGTATAACCCGAATGACGGCGACCACCTGATGACACGAAGCAGTGTTGAACGGAACGAAGTTGCTGCAAACGGCTGGGAGTATGAAGGCACAGCGTTCTACTCTGACGACGAGAGTGGAGAGCCGATTTACAGACTTTATAACGAAAACGGCGAAGAACATTTCTATACCGCAAACAAGTGTGAATACGATGAACTGGTAAAGCTCGGCTGGGACGGCGAAGGTATTGCTTTCTATGCATGTAAAGGAGAATCAAAATGAAAGAAATAATTAATGAGATTGACAAGCTGTTCAGCGCGAGAACAAGTTTCTGCACTGCGATCGGCTTGATCGGCAGTGTGATTGCCACAGCTTTTGGCGGCTGGGACTCATTGTTAAAAGCATTAATAATTTTTATCTTTATCGATTATGTGACAGGCTTAATCGTCGCCGGAGTGTTCCATGCCTCGAAGAAATCCGAAACAGGCGCTCTGGAGTCAAGAGCGAGCATGAAAGGCCTGTTCAGGAAGATCGGCATCATGTTGGCTGTGTACATGGCAGTGCAGCTGGACAATGTAATTGGATCTGACTTTATCCGGAATACGGTTATTATTTCTTTCCTGGCATCAGAAGGAATTTCCATCGTGGAGAATCTTGGCCTCATGGGCCTGCCGATGCCGAAGATCCTGATCAATGCTTTGGATGTTCTTAAGAAAAAGGCGGATGAGGATGCTAAGCTGTTAGCTCCTGAGAAACCGGAAACAGAAGAAATCAGTGAAGAGTGACCGCTCATATCGAGTGGTCTTTTTTCTTTTTCTTTAGAAAAAGGACTCATTGAGGACTCAAAACATTAAAAAAGCGCCTATTTACAGGCGCGAGTGCCGCTTGGCAGATACGATAGATGTGTATTTCGTCGTATCTCAATGTATCTAAAATGCAGTGTTTGTCGCATTTTTGACACTACTTGAAACTGCGGTTTTTGAAAAAGTGGACTCACTGAGGACTCACGAGACTGTTGAGAACAGACAGCGAAGCGTTCTGCCCGACATCGAAAATGTGAGCGTAAGCCTGCATGGTAGTCTTCGGCGAGGAATGGCCCAAGCGCTTGGCAATTTCCGGGATGGGAACTCCATTTGCCCAAAGCAAGGAAACATGAGAATGCCGGAGATCATGGATCCTCATGTCAGGAAGCTTGGCGGCTTCCAGATCTGATTTGAAGTGTCGGGTGATCATGTTATTCGACAGAGGCAAGAAGTCTCCAAAGAGATACGGTCCGGGGCGCTCTGCCAGCATTCTAAGTTTTCGATCAGTATCGTCATCAAGTGGAATCCATCTGGACTGGCCTGTCTTCGTTGTTTTGATGGAATCTTCGTCTCTCCTCATCGCCTTGTAGACATGGACCCGTTTTCTGATCGGATCGTAATCTGACTTCTGAAGCGCTCTCGCTTCTCCCTTCCTCATGCCGGTCATGAACAGCGTCTGGAAGAAGATCCGCATCAGTTCATCCGGTTCTGCCTCAACCAGTTTCCGGAACTGGTGGTAATTGATGATCACCATCTCTGTGTAATCGTCCAGTTCTTTCTTAAATGGCTGCATGACTTTCGTGTTGTCCGGGATGTCATAAGTGTTCCACGCGAAACGACCAATCTGCTTCACCAGTCTGATGATGTCGTTCTTCGTGGTGGTTGACAGGTCACAGGAAGCCAGTGCTTCACGCCACGCAAGGAAATCGGTTTTAGACAAGTCCTTCATCGGTCTTGAGGCAATCGCTGCACAGTAGCGCTGTATGCGCGTCCTGCGCTGCTCGGAAGTAACCTCGGAAGCTTGACAGGCGACAGTCATGGCTTCAAACAGGACCATAAATGTGGCGCTGGAAGCTTCAGCTGCCTCATGCCGGTGGGAAGCTTCATATTGCTGAGCTTCCGCTTTCGTTTTGAAACCTCTCTTCCAAGTTTTTGACAGGGAACCGTCTGATTTCCTTACGCGAAAACAGCAGTCCCACCTGCCGGTGCTTTTATTCTTTTGTGTTGACATAATTTGCCTCCGATCGTGTTATAATCAGAGCATAGGGCTGACCACCTATGCTTATGCTCCTGCTCGTAACAGGAGCGTTTTTTTAATTCTGTTTATTCAGGTATTGTATGAAATCATGGTCTTTCTGCATGACCATCATAAGTTCTGAAAGAACGAGGTAAGGCATACCAATCTTCTTTGATAATTCATACCAATTGTCAGGTATAATGCGCTGCTGCTGAACCAGTGCCACAAAGGCGAAGATGTTCGCACTGATTTCCTCTGCTTTTGATCTCTCGCTGGCAGAAAAGAATCGGCCTTTAATTGAAAGACCATCAGTTTCAATATGGCCGATTTCATGCCAAAGTAAGAACCTCTCATAGGCAGGATTTTCTCCGTCGTAAAGGTTTAGGAATATACCTGTATTTCCCATTGGAGAAGTTATGATACGAGCGTCTTTATTGGTGTTTTTGAATAATTCCGGTTGATGATAAACAACGATGCCTCTTTCAGCCAAGATTCTGTAAATGTCTAAGGTTTTGAGGCTTTTAACCTTCTGGACGATTTCTACACTATTCAGATCTTTTCTCCTTTCTGGTAACGCTTTGATAAGACTTTGATCATTTCCGCGACTTCAGTGGCGAAGGCAATAATTTCTTCATCGGTCATGGAGGACAAGTCATATCCGCCAAAATCAGCGACAAGAGGAACTCCGAGGATATACTTTATAGCCTCCTGAGCACTGGAAAAAAGTTGTTGTTTTTCACGGTCGACAAGCTGATCGGCAGAGACATGAAATAAATCGGCGAGCTGCTGTACCACTCCCATATTCGGTTCTGTCCTGCCGGATTCCCACGACCAGACGGTCTTGCCGCTTACTGGCTTTCCTTTGCTTATTATTTTGGAGCCGAGCTCTTCCTGGCTCCATCCGTTTCTGAGCCTAAGCTCTTTCAAGTTGTCTTTAAACATCTTATTACTCTCCATTTCTAAGATGATTATACATCAAAACACAAAAAAATATGCATAATGTAGAAAAAAGTGTTGACAATCTACAAAACGTAGAGTACGCTTTTTTACAGGAGGTAGTAGAGATGGGCGAAGAAAGAATTCCACTGAGAGCAGCTAGAATGATCCGAGGCTTAACCCAGCAGGAAATGGCGAACAAGCTGAATGTTCATGTGAACACATACGCCGCGTGGGAAAAGAAGCCGGAAGGCATCTCCATCGACAAGGCATACGAGATCAGCAATATTCTGAAGTTCCCGATAGATTCACTTATTTTTTTTGAGAACTGAATCTACAAAATGTAGGCATGAAAGGAGGTGAAAACCATGAGCAAGATCAAAGTGATCATCAAAAAAGCAGATGAACCTGTCGGACATGTTGCGCTGATCAGCAATACTCTGAAAAACCTGCAGAATCATGTCGGTGGTTATATCGAAACGCTGACGATCGGCAATATCGTGATCATCTGCAACGAAGATGCCAGGATTCTGAAGCTTCCATACAACTGCACTGTGTTGGACGTGACGAGCTTCTTCGGAGACATCCTGGTGGCAGGGTATGAAGACGAAGACTTCAGCAATGTGCCGATCAGCTTGAATGTCTGGAAGAAATTGATTGGAGTTAAGAAATGAGTACAAACAGAGAAAAACTGGAGATCCTGATGAAGTCCAGGCTCTCAGTCCGAGACATCCAAACGCTGTGTGATGTCGGATCTGTAAAAGCTCAGAGAATGGCTAAGGATTTCCGCGAATGGTTCAGAGATGAATATCCAGACGCTGCCGATCTTGGCATCCCGACTGGATTGTTCGTCAAACACTTCGGCATTCAGGAATCAAGGATCGTAAAGTATGCCGAAATCGAAAAAAATGGATGACTGGTGCGAGCAGTCATCCGAAATAGTGGCTTTGCAAATTGGCCACTTCCATTTTATCAGAAAGGAAGAGATTTATGAAAACAATAATCAAATGGGTAAAAAGCCCGATCTACGTGTCTGATGAGGACGCTGACAATCTGCTGTGCATGACATTCCTGGGAATCGTCTGCATCGTGATCGGAGTGATGTGCTGATGGAAAAAATCTTAGATCTGATCGATGAGCTTAAGTCGGAGTTGTCCAGCAAGGAATCAGTCCTTGTCTTAGCCGAGGAGATTCACAATCTTTCCGAGGAAGAGGACGCTCGGCTTGCAGCCATTCAGGAAGCACTGCGATTCGTCTACAGAGCAGAAGATCTTATTAAGGAGGTGGAATGATGATCGTAGATCTGGCTTTATCTTTGCTCATCCTGGCACTAGTGATCGACAAGATCCTGATCCGCCGGAAGGTTGACCGTCTGAATGATGACCTTGCTGAAGCAATCTCCTTGCTGAAAGAAACCGCGAATCAGGTCAATTCCCACCGGATGATCATGAACGAGTATAACAAATGGCTCACGGAACTTAGCGACACAGAAGCTGAGACACGAAAGAAGATGCACAACATCTATCGCTACTATGTGAATTACAGAGAACCGAAACCACAGGAGGAGAGTAAATGAGCAGTCTTTATGAACTTACAGGGAAATACCTGCAGATCCAGGCAGTCCTGGAATCCGGAGACGAAGAATATCCCATTGAAGCACTGACGATCGGAGACGATCTCGATCAGAAATATGACAATTACGGCAGGATCATTCGCAATTTCCAGTCTGACATTGATAACTATGACAATGAAATCAAACGCCTGGGAGAACTGAAGAAGAACCGGCAGAGAGCGGTCGACCGCCTCAAGGAAGCACTCTTTGCTTCCATGAAGGCAACGAACAGATCTAAGGTTTCCACTGAACTGTTCAGCTTCTCGATTGCTAAGAAAGGCGGCAAGCTTCCGGTCACAATCACCGGTGATGTTCCGGCTGAATATTGTCGAACTGTACTCGAACCAGATAAAGAACTGATTCGAAGCGCTATCGAAGATGATGGCGAAGTGCTGGATTTCGCACACATTGAAGAGAGAAGAGAGTATCTGAGGATTAAATAATGGCTATCGTGGTAATGATTCTCGGTGAGAGCGGCACCGGAAAATCCGCTTCCCTGAGGCACTTCTCCGATGACGAACTGGCAGTCGTCAATGTCGTCGGAAAGCCTCTTCCATTCCGTAAGAAACACTTTGAAACGATCAGCTCCGACAGTTACGGAGAGATCTCCAAATTTCTGAAGAAGACCGATAAGAAGTCCATCGTGATCGATGATGCGCAGTATCTGATGGCTAACGAGTACATGCGTCGCGCTCAGGAAAAAGGCTTCGACAAGTTCACTGAGATCGGTCAGAACTTCTGGAATCTCGTCAATTCATGCATTCAGAAGCTGCCTGCCGACACGATCGTCTATTTCCTGCAGCATGTCGAAAGCACGGCTGACGGATCAGGCGTCAAAGCCAAGACCATTGGCAAGCTGATCGACGAGAAGATCACACTGGAGGGCATGTTCTCCATCGTCTTGAGGACCTGCGTCACGGATGAGGGCTATTTCTTCCGTACACAGAATAACGGATCTGACACAGTCAAATCTCCAGTCGGCATGTTCGACGATGAACTGATCTCGAACGATCTGAAGACAGTAGATCAGAAAATCCGCGAATATTACGAACTTGAAACAGCAGCAGTCATGGAATCCGGCGGATTTGCAGACGCCATCCAGGAGCATAAGGAATATCTCGATGTCAACGCTCCGCATGTCGATGTGGTAGACGATGAGACTCCGCTTCAGGGAAAGACTCTGCTGGATGATCTGAAGGAGATCATGAAGTCCAAGGGCATCACACAGGCAGAACTGAAAGACATCGTCGCTGAAAAGGGTGTATATCCGAAATCAGCCAAGATCAGCGAATACGAAGATGATTTCATTGAATATCTGATCCATAACATCAACAAGATCGAAGCAGCCATCATCAGAAAGAGAGGATAAAAATAATGGATAACAAATACACGATGACATTTGACATCGAAGACCAGGAGTATGTTCTTCTGGAACCGGGTGAATATGAATTCACTGTCGATTCTATCGATTATGGAGATTATGACGGAGGGCCGAAGATCCCGAAGTGTGGAAAGGTCATCGTCAACATGCACATTGACACAGAAAACGGCAGAGCCTTCCTGAAGAATAACTTCTACATCTGCAAGGAAGCTTCCGGCATGATTGCCTCATTTATGAAATCGATCGGACTGATCAAGGAAGGCCAGCGCACCTTCACCATCCCGAACTGGGATTCATTGCCCGGAAAGAAGGGCTTCGTCAAGACTTCACAGAGAATGTACAACGGCAATTATTACAACAATGTTGACTACTTCGTCGCTCCGAAAAAGTCCGCTGCAGAGAAGCCGAAAGCGTCCAAAAAGAAGGCTTCCTGGGACGATACAGAATGGTGATCTGCTTCACTATTCCCGGAGATCCAAAAGGCAAGGCGCGTCCCAGATTGGGACGCTCCGGTCATGCCTACACTCCGGCTGATACAGTTTCGTATGAGAATCTCGTGAAGTTGTGCTTCCGAGAGGCGGCAGGAGATGACTGGACACCGATCGGACCGGATGTGCCGATCTCCTGCAGGATCTACGCATACTATCCGATTCCTAAAAGCGTCAGCAAAAAGAGAAGAGCTGCCATGCTTGATGGCCTGCTGCTTCCGCTCAGGAAGCCGGACTGGGACAACATCGGAAAAATCGTATGTGACGCGCTGAACCGCATCGCATACGATGACGACGCGCAGATCTGCGATGCCAGAGTGCTGAAACTGTACTCTGATCAGCCTCACGTTAATGTCGAGCTGAGGTGGTGAGATGGAGAATCAGATTGATCTTATCGAGCTGCTGGATTACATAGATCCGGCAGCTCTGGAATATTCCGAATGGCTGAAAGTCGGAATGGCACTAAAAGAAGAAGGCTATTCAGTGGATGACTGGGACACATGGTCGCGGTCAGACGACAGATATGAGGAAGGGTGCTGCCACGAACGATGGAACACCTTCAATCGTCATGATCTGTCCGGTGCCTTCATTGTCATGAAAGCAAAAGAATCTGGATGGTCGCCAGCTCGTCAGCAGAAGCTTCCAAAGATGATTGCAGGCAAGGATAAATGGTCCGCCACATTCTCATGGGAGGATGACGATCTGGAAGAACCGGAGAAACCGGCATTCTCAGAACCGGAGAGATGGAATCCGGAAAGAGATGCCGTCAAATACCTGGAAGCGATGTTCGAGCCGGGCGATTATGTCGGTTATACTATGCGCTCCAGTGTCAATTCCAAAGGAAAATATGTCCCTGTCGGCAACGGCACTTATTTCTACAATGCCGGTCAGCTCATTGATCAGCTGAATGAGGGAATGCCCATCGAGAAGGTCTTTGGTTCCTATAACAAGGAAGCAGGCGCCTGGATCCGAATCAATCCTTTGGATGGAGGCGGCGTCGAGGATGCCAATGTTGCGGAATTCAAATACATCCTGGTCGAGTCAGACAATATGCCTGTCGAGGATCAGATCGAAGTCATTAAGACAATCCAGCTGCCGGTGACGGCACTGGTCTACTCCGGCGGAAAGAGCGTTCATGCTCTTGTCAGAGTAGATGCTACATCAAAATTCGATTACCGTCAGAAATTCAATTTCATCAAAAATGTCTGCAAAGACGCAGGCATGGAAATCGATGACAACAATAAGAATCCGTCACGACTGTCACGACTGCCGGGATGCTGGCGAGGCGAACACAAGCAGTTCTTAATTGATACACATCTTGGAATGGCATCCTTTGCAGAATGGAAAGAATGGGTGTCAGGGATCAATGATGGACTGCCGGAGATCGTCAATCTGAAGGACGTCTGGGACAAGATGCCTCCGCTGAAGCCTGAACTGATCGAAGGCATCCTGAGGCAGTCACACAAGATGATTGTGGCTTCTACATCGAAAGCCGGAAAGACATTCATTCTGATTGAGCTGGCGGTTGCCATTGCCGAGGGAATGAACTGGATCGGCCACCGGTGCAAGCAGGGAAAAGTACTGTACATCAACATGGAGCTTGATGCCGCGTCATTCTTCCATCGCATTCAGGGCATCTATAAGAAACTAAAGCTGACATCCGACAATCACATCGAGAACATTGAAATCTGGAATCTCAGAGGCGTAGGAAAAACTCTGACGGAACTGGCGCCGATCATCATCAACCGGATGAAGAAACGCGACTATCTCGCGGTCATGATTGACCCACTGTACAAGGTCATGGAAGGCGATGAAAACTCTAATGGCGATGTCGCCAGAATGGTCTCCGGATTTGACCGGATCGCCGAAGAAACCGGAGCTGCTGTCATTTATGCTCACCATTTCGCAAAGGGCAACAGTGCAGCCAAGTCGATCATCGACAGAGCGGCTGGTGCCGGAACCTTTGCCAGAGATCCTGATGCCATTCTAACGATGACACAGATTGACTGGGCACCGGAGATCGAAGCGGAAAAGGGATGGACCGCATGGAGAGTGGAATCTACTCTGAGAGAATTCAAGTCCATCGATCCGGTAGATCTGTTCTTCGACTGGCCGATACACAGAGTCGATTATGACGGCAGACTGGCTGATAGCGATCTGCTGTCAACGGAGAACAACAAACGTACACAGCTCGTGCTGCACAATCAAAGGTCTGAAATATTCGATCTGATTGAGATGTGCGAACAGTATGAGCTGGATGGAATCAGGTGCATTAAGCGACAGGACTTCCTTGAGCAAGTCAGGAAGACAGGCGCCAAGATCGCCGAAGGTTCTATCGAAAAAAGGCTCAAAGAAGCCGGTTTCGCATCGATGAAACCGCTCGGATACAAAGGCTTCTGGTGTAACGCTGAAGATTTATGATTTTCTTCCTACATATAACCCTTAGGGTTGTAGGAACCAAAAACGAACAAAAAAATGGTAAAAACTGCAAAAACTGTGTTTTTCCATCCTACAACCCTTATATAGAGTTATAGGAAGGATACCCGATCTGCCACGGAAACATGGATACCCTGCCTGCCATTGACAGGCGCAGGGTATTCCATGTTGGTACCAGTGGCTTAAAGCTTGTAGGTTCAAGAAATGAATAAATTTGAGAAATGGGTCCAATGGGATCAGATCTTCGGGTGGTCTTCAGAATCATGGGAGTTCACTCCATGGAAATCCAAGAATAAATTTGACTATTATCTGAAAGACTGCCCAACGAAGCAGATCTCTGATCCCGATATTCCATTCTGAGGTGATGAATAATGTCAGATTTTCTACCGTCAAAATATGAGGCTCCCTGCAAGGGGTGCCCGGACAGACAGATCGGATGTCATGGCAAATGTCTCAAATATCTCAAGTACAGAAAACTGGAAAATGACTTCCGCAAGGAATCTTACAGAAAATCAGACAACTATTGTACATATGGCGGCACTTGCCGCCGCAGGAGGCACTGATCATGGAAAACAGAATCGTCTGCGCATGCTGCGGAAAAGACATCACAAGACGCATGAAGATATGGCGCGGTCCATTCGGAAAGAAAGAACCGTTCTGCTATGACTGTGACTCCAAAGGAAGATGGAGAGGTAAGAAAAATGAAGAACAAGATAACGGATCTGAACGATCATCTGTTTGCGGAACTGGAGAGACTCGGTGACGAAGAGCTTGCCGGTGACGATCTGCAGTCAGAGATCACAAGAGCGAAAGCAATCGCTGATGTTTCCGGAAAGATCATCGACAATGCCAAGCTGGCACTGGAGGCGACCAAGCTTCAGGTCGAGTATGGCAGCAGGCAGAAGATCTCACTCCCGGAGATGCTGGAGATGAAGAGCGATGCCAAGAGGAGTGTATGACAGGTATCCGGCAGAAATAACAGAGTACATTCTGGATCATGCGTCTCCAGAGATCACACGCAGGCAGATGGTAGAAATGATACATCAGGATCTTGGCATAGAGATCCATTACGATTATGTGAAAGCCAAGTACCTCAAATATCATCTGCCTGCCAAAACCGGAGTATATGAGCATAACCGCATTCTTACTGATGAGCAGTCAGACTGGCTGGTCACTATCATCCAAGGAAGAACCTCCGAGGAGATCCGGGACATGCTCGAAAAAAAGTTCGGTGTCCGGCTTACCACGAAGCAGATCCGAAGCTGGAAGAAGAATCATAAAACGCCTTCCGGCTTTGATACCAAGTGGAGGAAGGGCCAGCGACCATGGTGTGCCGGAAAGACCTGGGATGAATTCATGCCGAAGGAAGCTCAGGAGAATTCACGTCGCACGCTCTTCAAGAAGGGAAACATCCCGGCAAATCAGAAGCCGCTCGGCACAATCACACAGCGCAAGGAATATTTGTGGATAAAAGTCAGAGAAGGCAAGGATCAGAAGAACTGGATGCTGTATCAGCGGTATATCTGGGAACAGGCAAATGGTCCGGTTCCAGATGGATACCGACTGTGCTTCCTGGATGGGAATCCTCTGAACTGCAAGCTGGAGAATCTTGCATTGCTTTCGGTCGGTGTGCTTGCAGTGGCGAACAAGAGCTTCGGGATGACGAACGATGCCGAGATCAACAAAACGATTCTTAAAGCGGCTGAACTGAAAATCAAAATCAGCGCAATTGAGAAGAAAGGAAAAGAGAAATGAAAAGACTCAGAGAGATCCTGATGCCGGTTGCAATGGAAGAGGCTGCAGCAGGGAAGGAGACATACATGCTGGTTCCGATCAGCGTGGAAACGACCATCGGACAGCTCCAGAAAGCGGAAGCTTTCGCCAAGTACGAAGATATCAAACTGGAGGAACCGGTCATTCAGGAAGCCGTTCAGAAGCCTAAGACCGAGAAAGTCGATCACGGAAAACTGATCGCGCTTCACAAAGCAGGATGGAAGAATGCAGAAATTGCAAGAGAGCTGCACTGTACCATTCAGTCGGTAATAAACCACATCAAATTGGAGGAAGAAAAATGACACGGCTGGTCGATGCAGATTCAATCCCATGGGATGTTGATGGAGTAGGTACTATTCCAGTAGTCACGAAAGAGGAAATTGACAAGATGCCGACTATTGATGTCGAGCCAGTAAAGCGTGGGAAATGGGTAACAAATCGCATAGGCATGTTTGAATGCACAAGCTGCAAGAAAATGGTATTTGAAAGAAGCAGACTATGGCAGTATTGCCCATACTGCGGCGCACTAATGGATGGTGAGGAAGAATGACGAAACTGGTAGACGTGGATTCTATTCATATTGAAATCAAACGGCCGCGTATGGATGGCAAGTACTCATTAACCGAAGCCTTAGTTAAAGCACTCGAGAAAGCCATCAGAGAACTACCAGCGGCGGACGCCGTGATTGTCAGGCATGCGGCACTGTTAGACGCACATCCCATCGGAGAATGTTCTCTGTGCGGCTTCCTGATCGACAGCCGAGCGAACTTCAAATACTGTCCGGGATGCGGCGCGAAAATGGACGGAGGGAAAAAATGAACGCAGAAGATATTCTCGGGGCGATTTTATTATTCGCCTTTGCAAGCATTGGCTTCGGCATGGCTAGTTTTATCTGGCTCACTGTCTGGCAGTGTTTTGAGGAGACCGAGATCGGGAGCGCAATCACAAAGAAAATCACTGAATGCATTGAAAGGGACAGGAACGACAGCAATGAATAGTTCGAAGTACACAATGGGCAAACAGATCACTTCGATCAGTGAGTTCGATGCCTGTGAAAGCCTTTGGTACAAGTGGAACGGTAAGACGACACACAGATCCGTTCTCATGTCGTTACAGTACCGCACACTTTTGAACTCAATCAAAAACGGCTGCATATATACGGCAGAAAGGAAAGAAAAATGAGTGATACAAAAAATTTAATGGGATTAAATCTCAGTGTAGACAATGAGTTGATTGCAAACGCAGCGAAAGAAGCCATTGTGGCGGGGATCGCTTCAAGCATGGAAATGAAGGATCAGATTGTGCATGAATTTGTGAAATCCATGCTGTCTGAAAGAGTCCGTGTTGAAGATGGATGCAAACCTAACGGATATAGAGATGAAAAAACGTGTTCCAGGTTGGAATGGGTGGTGCGAAAACACATTATAGAAATGGTTCGTGAAGAAGTAGCAAATATGGTCGAAGAACAGAAACCTGCGCTGAGAGAGGCTGTCCGTAAAGAGCTGACGAAGTCACAGACACGGAGCAAACTGGTCAATATGTTCATCGAGTCACTGTCGAACAGCATCACGAATATTTACCGTACGAAAATCGACCTGACCTTTGAGGCAAGCAAAGAAGAATGAAAGAGTTAAAAAAGCATAATGTCAGCGTCACCACGAAGTCGGGATCGATCAGCAGTCTCGGCAACGTATTTGTCAGGGACTTCGGTGGCTGGGCTATTGAGTTCTTCGACGGAACGGAAAGCACAATCATCGCCAAGGATGAAATCAAGACTATCGTGCTGAGACCAAGCACAGAGGACGGAGGGAAGAAGTATGAAACTGAGAGAAGTTCATAATGATGTTGAAAGATACCTGGCAGAGGACTGCTATTGTCCTAACGAAGTATATTCGGTTGATGGCTTCTGCTATCAGCTTGTCTTTGCAGATGCAGACTGCAAGGTACTCGGAACATTCAAGAATCCAAGAGATACTGACAATATCACATTCTGCATCACGGCAAGCGGTGAGGAGCATGACCATCCGATTCTTCTGAATATCTGGCACACGGAGGAGACGGTGGAGTGCATGGAACGGTATGAATACTCAGAGCATAACATCAGGGAAATCATTGCATGGCTGAAGGGTGAAAGCAAGACAGTCACATTATCGGAGGCTGAGGAATTGAAGAAGTCAGTAGCCGAGATCCTGAACATTGCTGATGCGGTTATCGTATCGTGAGGAAGAAGAATGAACGATGATTGATTTGCTGATTGGTATCGTTTTCACGGTCACTGTGATCGGAATGCTGCCGGTATCTTTACTGGCACTGTCGATGATGCTTCAGGAGGATGACGAAGATGGATGACGACGCACTCCGCGCAACAAAACAAGGGTATCAGGATCTTCTCGATGAACAGGAAGATCTGCTTGAAGAACTCCTGCTGGAAATGGAGGAACGATGTCCGACAATGAGATGACACTTCAAAGACTCAGGTCAGTGAGAGGTATTCAAAAAGAACTGGTGGAGATCCAGCGAGAAATCGACACGCTTTACTATCCGATTTCTTCTCCGAACGGAAGAACAGACACCGGATATTCTGGTACACCAGGAGATCCTACGGCATCTTCTGTGGCACGGATCATGAAGCTTGAAGAGAAACTTGTGGGAGTCAGAGATCGGCTGGCAGAAGAGCTGGAAGCGATCGAGGCGTGGCTTGACGAGCTTCCTGACCGTGAACTGTGTGCTATTATCCGGGCACATTATCTACTCGGAGACAGTTGGGCACGGTGTACACAGAGGATTCTGAATTATGATCATTCGGACACAGCAAAGAAAAGAGTTTATCGTTTCTTTGAAAGTGGCCCATCACGACCCGAATGAATGAATTATTATGTATGTGGTGAAAAGGGAGATGAGCAGGACATCTCCTTTTTTCGTGGCTGCGGATGCCGGGAGCGTCATAAACATGCCTCCGTTTATGTTGAGCAGCCAGGCAAGAAAATGATTACCTCTCCTTTTTGGCTTCCGGCATTTTATTTATGAGAGACTTTGCAAAAGGTTTTTACAAATCAAAAGCATGGCAGAACTGCAGGGACAATTACATGGCTCATGTTAATGGGCTATGCGAGAAGTGTCTGGCACGCGGGCTGATCGTTCCGGCTGAGATCGTGCATCACAAGATATGGATCAACGAAAAGAATATCACTGATCCTTCAGTCACTCTCAACTTTGAGAACCTGGAAGCGGTTTGCCGGAACTGTCATGCAGAGGAACATTCAAAGCGAAAGAAAAGATTCACGGTCAGCGCTGATGGGAAAGTCACAGCTCGATGGTAGTCCCCTTATGGTCATGTTAAATGCATGCCTCCTATAGACCGGCGCGTGAGTCTTCTTTTCCGCTCTCAAGGTCGCGAAAGGGGGTGTAAGTATGCCGAGGATGACCAAAGAAACCAAGATTAAACGCAGATTGGCAGAACTTCGGAAGATTTATTCGAAACTGCCGGAAAAGCAGCGGAGTATTGCAGAACATCTGATCAATAACGCAGCGTTCATGGAAGTCGAGCTTGAAGAACTGCAGGAAGTCATCAAGACGAATGGTGCTTCTGAGGAATACAAGAATGGTGAGAACCAGTTCGGCAAGAAAGCCTCCGCAGATCTGCAGGCATACAACAGTCTGATCAAGTCGTACAACATGGTTAACAGCCGACTGGAAGCCATGCTTCCTCCGGAGGATGAACCGGAGGACGAGCTTGAAGAGTTTAAGTAATTAATGCACAACTACATATACGAATATTACCAGGCTATCGTTGACGGATCTGAGCTTGTCGGAAGATGGATCCGGATGCTGTATGAGCTGATCATCCGCGGACTGGAGGACGGAACCTATCACTTCTCACAGAAGAAAGCGAACAATGCTATCAGATTCATCGAGAAATACTGCAGGCATAACAAAGGGCCGCTCGGCGGTCAGCTGCTGACGCTCCAGCTATGGCAAAAGGCAGCCATCTCCGTCATTTTCGGAGTGGTGGATGAAAACGGCATCCGGCAGTTTACGGAAGTCTTCATGGTGATTGGCAGAAAGATGGGCAAAACCTTATTCGCCGCTGCCATCATCGCATACGAAGCGTATGTCGATGGAGAATTCGGATCTGAAATTTACTGCGTGGCTCCAAAATTGGATCAGTCAGATCTTGTCTATTCTGCCTTCGAGTTCACGAAGGACAGCACTCCGCTCTTCAAGAAGATGACGAAGAAGCGGAAGACGGATCTGTTCATTGCCAAGAGCAACACAACGATCAAGAAAATCGCTTTCAACGAAAAAAAAGCTGATGGTTATAACCCACAGCTGACGATTGCGGATGAGATGTCTTCCTGGCCTGCGGTTCGCGGTCTCAAACAGTATGAAGTAATGGTTTCCGGTACCGGTGCCAGAGCCGAGCCGATCACGATGTCCATTAGTTCTTCCGGCTACGAAGACAACGGTATTTATGACGAACTGATGAAGCGCAGCACATCGTTTCTGAAGGGCAACAGCAGAGAAAAGCATCTGCTTCCGTTCCTGTATATGATCGATGATGTGGCGAAGTGGGACGACATCAACGAACTGAGGAAGTCGCTTCCGGGACTGGGTGTTTCCGTCAAGGTTGACTTCATTCTCGGCCAGATTGACACAGCATATGAATCTCTGTCGAAGAAGGCAGAGTTCATGACAAAATACTGCAACATCAAGCAGAACAGCTCGCAGGCGTGGCTGAACGCCATCGACATCGATAGGTGCATGGGCGATGAGCTGACGCTTGAGGCTTTCCGCGGATCTTACTGTGTCGGTGGAATCGACCTGTCGCGCACGACAGACTTGACTGCCTGCTGCGTAGTCATCGAAAAAGATCATAAACTGTATGTGATCACCAAGTTTTTTCTTCCGAAGGAGCGGATCAAAAAGGCTGCAGAGAAGGATGACATGCCATACGACATTTTCATCCAGCGCGGCCTGCTGACGCTCTCCGGAGACAATCTGGTCGATTACAAGGACTGTCTGAACTGGTTCGTTTCTCTGATCCAGCAGTATGAGATCCTGCCGCTTCAAGTGGGATATGACAGATATTGCGCTCAGTATCTTGTGGAAGATATGAAGGCGTATGGCTTCCACATGGATGATGTCTTTCAGGGATTCAACCTGACACCAGTCATCAATGAGGTGGAGGGCCTGATCAAAGACGGATCTGTCTGCATCGGAAACAACGATCTTCTGAAGAGTCACTTTTTAGACTCTGCCTTGAAGATCGACAATACATCAGATCGAAAGAAACTGGAGAAGCTGTCCCAGTATTCACATATTGACGGAATGGCAGCATTCCTGGACGCGATGACTGTTCGTCAGAAGTGGTATGGCGAAATTGGCGAGCAGTTGAAGAACAAGGAGGATTAACGAATGGGCTTATTTGAAAAGCTATTCCCAAAAAAGCAGAAGCAGATCGCGGAGAATCAGTTTTTCCAACTGCTCACCGGTTATACTCCGGTCTTCAGCAATTGGGATGGCGCTATCTATGAATCGGAACTGGTCAGATCTGCAATCGACGCAAGGGCAAGACATGTCTCGAAGCTAAGATTTGAATTCATCGGCTCTGCGAAACCAAAACTAAGGACAAGGCTGCAGCACGCTCCGAATGATTATCAGACATGGAGCCAGTTTGCATACCGGATGGAGACAATCCTGGACACCAGGAATACCTGTTTCATTCTGCCGGTATGGGACAGATATCAGGAAATGATTACCGGAATTATCACGATCACTCCGCAGTCTTATGAACTGGTTGAGGCGAATGGTGACCCATGGCTGAGATTCCGTTTCGAAAATGGGAAGATCACGGCAGAACCGCTTGCCACAGTCGGCATCATGACGCGATACCAGTACAAAAGCGATCTGTTCGGAGAGAATAACACAGCTCTGGACGATACGATGAAACTGATCGACATTCAGAAGCAGGGCATTCAGGAAGCGGTCAAGAGTTCTGCTTCATACCGCTTCGCTGCGAAAATGACGAACTTTGTCAAAACTTCCGACCTTGTCAAAGAACGAAATGAATTCAACTCTGAGAACTTCGGCGGTGGAAACGGAGGAGGAATAATCCTGTTTCCATCTACATACACCGATATTCAGCAGGTGAAATCTCAGCCGTACACAGTAGATGCTGAGCAGATGAAGCAGATTCAGACGAACGTGTTCAACTACTTCGGTGTGAATGATGCTATCCTGCAGAACACAGCTAAAGGTGATGCGCTGGACGCCTTCTACAACGGTGCCATTGAACCGATTGCGATCCAGCTGTCAGAAGTCCTGACGCGGATGTTTTACACTCCGGTGGAGCAGGCACACGGCTCCATGGTTCAGGTCACTGCCAACAGGCTGCAGTACATGACCACCAGTGAGAAGATCTCAATGGGTAAGGAATTCGGTGACCGAGGATACATCATGATCGATGAGATCCGTGAGCTGCTGAATTATCCGCCTCTGCCGGATGGACTCGGTCAGAGAGTGCCGATCAGAGGCGAATACTATTTCCTTGGGGAAGGAAAAGATGCAGATCCGGAGGAACCGGTATCAGATGATCCGGCCGCGGAGCCGACACAGCCACAGGCACAGGAGGAAGACAATGCCAATTAAGAATGACAGAGAATACAGATTCAACGGTGCTTTCAATGCTGAAAGTGAGAACATCGTTGAAGGATACGCTTCGACCTTTGAACCGTATGTGATGTTTGAAGATGTCGATGGGGAAAAATACAGTGAGCGGATCGACCGTCATGCATTCGATGACGCAGACATGTCTGATGTGGTGTTCCTGAGGGATCACACAGGACGCGTTCTTGCGAGAACGAAGAACGGCACGGTCCAGCTCGAAATCGATGACCACGGTCTCAAAACACGCACAGATCTGAGCCGTACAGGTGCAGCCAAAGAAATGTACGAAGACATCAAGGAAGGTAATTATTCCCAGATGTCTTTTTCATTCATCGTGGCTGAAGATCACTACGAAAAGGAGACCAAGACAAGAGTCATCGACAGGATCAAAAAACTATATGACATTTCAGCAGTTGCATTCCCGGCAAATCCGGGAACTGATATCGGACTTTCTGCCCGCGACTACTTCAACGGAGTGATTGAAGCAGAGAAAGCGGAGCGACTGGAAGCGGAGAAGAAGGAAAGAGATCGTAAGCGGCTGCAATTGAGAATAAAGACAGGAGGTTTTCTCAATGGAGATTAAAGAAATGATGATGGAAGACATTCAGAAAAGAATGTCTGAAATCAATTCACTTCTGGAAAGCGAAGACGCTGATGTTGATGCGCTCACTGAGGAAGTGAACCAGCTTGAGGCAAGATCCGCTGAGATCAAAGCCAACGCTGAAAAGAGAAGCGAACTTGCTTCCAAAATCGCTGCCGGTGAAATCGGCAAAGCAGTCGAAACTCACAAGGAGGAAAGAAAAGAAATGACTGAAGCAGAAAAGAGAGCAGAGGATCTCATCCAGAACGGAAAAATCGAAATCCGTCAGCTGCTTGCATCCGGCAGAATCGCAAAGCCGACATATGCAGACGGTGTTTCTGAGCTGGCAGATGTCGCTGATGACATTGTTGATGATGTCAATGCGATCCCGCTGACAGGCACAGGCGCGTGGACTGTCGGTTATCAGAAGACAAACGCAGTCGCTGCAGATGTTACCGACGGAAGCACAGTCGGCGGAACAGCATCCACATATGACTACGTGACGATCAACCCGGGCGAGTGGGGCGTGCTTGACGAAATTTCCAAGCAGGTCAAAAAGATGACTCCGCTTGCATATGAGAATGCCATCGTCAATGCTGCAAAGAGCGCTCTGAGAGCAAAGGCATCTGACAAGATCGTCGCTGCTGTCCTGGCTTCTACAATCGTAGAAACAAAGAACAGTGTGCTCCTGGATGCGGACTACCTGAAGAATATCGTTCTCGGTTTCCGTGCGATCAAGAACAAGGGCGCAACATGTCTCTACATCGCTCAGGCAGATCTTGCAGTTCTCGGCAAGGTTCGCGGAACAAACGAAAAGAAAGCACTCTTCGAGATCACTTTCGATCCTGGCACCACCACATCTGGAACGATCAAAGAAGGCGGCATGGCTGTCCGTTTCAGAGTCCTTGACCAGCTGACAGCTGGCACACAGCTGTTTGGCCAGCCGAAGACGATCGACATGCCGATGTGGGACGACTACACAGTCGAAACAGACGAAGGCGGCGACTACTTCAAGCGCAACATGATCGGCATTCGTGGGCTTCAGACAGCAGGCGCTGACGTTGTTGCATATCATGGAATGCAGATCATCAAGCAGTCAGCGTCCTGATAAAATTCAAAAAAACAGAAACAAGGAAAATGATTTTTGCACAGATCACTTCTGTTTCTGGAGCTGAATGGTTTGAGGGCGGACGGCGAGCTTCTTGATACAGCCGCATTCGTTAGATTTGCAAAGGCTTAATTCTGATTTCTAACAGGGAGGATCATAATCATGGGTATTTTACAGAAAGTTAAAACAGCACTCAGGATCAGCGTCGAAGAGTCTGATGTTGATGAAGAATTGCTTGATCTGATCGAAGAGTGCAAGCGCGATCTGGTTCCGGCGAATGTTGATCCGAATAATATCAATGAAGATGATCCTCTTATCGCAAAGGCAATCAAAACGTACTGCAAGATCAACTTCGACTCGACAGCTGAAGACTATGAACGGCTGGTCGAGTCATATAAGGGGCTGAAAGGTCAGCTCAGCTTTGATTCCAGATACAGAACGTATGAGGTGGATCGGGATGAGCAGGCTTAAAGTGATCTATCTGATCGGCATCACTTATGTGAATGACAGCCTGAATCAGCAGATCCGGCAGGAAACCGAGACAAAGGTATATGCTGATCTCGGCTCGGTCACAAGGGCCGAGTTCAGCTCTGCCAGGCTTAACGATCTCAACCCGGACTGCATGGTGAAGATCTGGTCATTCGAGTATTCCGGTGAGGAATATGTCGAAATGGACAGCGTCAGATACCATGTCTACCGGACATATCGTTCAAGCGGCGACAAGATCGAGCTGTACCTTGAAAGGATGCCAAGTCATGGCGATTGATGTTGACGATTTCGCCGCTGAGATGCATGACATCCTTCAGGATTTCAATACTGAGGTGATCGAAGCACTGAACCAGGCGGCTGCGGAGACTGCCAAGCAGGGTGCAAGCACTTTGAAAGGTACATCTCCAAAACGGTCAGGCAAGTACGCAAAAAGCTGGCGCGTGAAATCAGAAAAGAATGGAAAAGGAATTTCTACCGAAACCATATACAACAAAGATCATTATCAGCTGACACACCTTCTGGAAAAGGGACATGTCATCAGGAACGGAACAGGCCGGACATTT